TTTCGACTTGTGAGGAGAGGTTAGCAATTTCGCCATGTAAGGTTTGTATGGTACTCGTATTGATTCGTATCTCACTAACATATTCAGTCACCTTGTCTTCATTGTTTTGTTTAAGCCCTTTGATATGTTTGTCTTGCAAATCATATCGTTGTTGTGTAAGTTCAATTGCATTTTTATAATGCACCATCATATCTTTGTTGTTAGTCAATCTATCTTTCAACAAACCATTCATGGTCGAAAAGATTTGAATGTCTAACAAGTCTTCAATGATTGCTCTTCTATCAGATGATGATAGTTGCATGAATGGAACAAATGATGCAGAACCAAGAATTACAATTTGTGTAAATGATTTGTAGTTCAGTTTCAGAATAAACTTCTCAAGGTATTCCTGATAGTCTCTTACAGCTGCATCTTGATTTACCAAATCACCATCACAATAGATTTCAAACTTGTTTGGTTTGATACCACGAATAATCTTGTATGACTTGTTATTGGTATTGAATTCAACTTCAACAATACAATCTTTACCATTGATTGAATTTAGTAGATTTGGTTTGTTGACATTACGAAACGCTTTACCAAACAAAGCAAAACACAATGCATCAAGCATTGTTGATTTACCAGAACCATTCTCACCAACAACAAGTGTGTTGATGTTGTTGTCTAGTTTTATTTCTGTAAAATAGTTGCCAGTGGAAAGAAGATTCTTCCACCTAACATAACGAAAAATTATCATTCAGTAGTTTCTGTATTCAATGCCTCAATGTAGAGTTCTCTCATTAGAGATTTTAGTTTGTCACTCTCAACATTCAAAGTCAAATTATCAATATACTTGGACAGTATTGTCATAGTGTCTTCAGCTTGGTCAATTAGTTCTTGGTCATTCTCAATAACGATATCTGTAAAATCTTCAACAATAGAAATGTCTGAAACATCTGCCTTGTATAAGTTATCAATCACGGTATCAAACAGATAAGGATTTTGTTTGTTAACAACAATCACCTTTACATATGTTTCTTTCAATGCTGCATAATCAAATGACTTCCAATATTCAAAATCAGTTACCGCATCATCATAAGACAACTTATGGAACATACGATACGGATTCTGTATGAATTCTAGTTCACGGGTACTTGTATCAAAGGTATGAAAACCTCTTGGGTCATTATAATCAGCCCAAGTCATCTCTCCTGGCGTACCAACAAAATATATATGCCCGTCATCCGATTTATGATGAAAGTGTCCTGTCAATACGATATCATACTTGTTTAATGGTTGTTTGTCAATACCTCCATGACAAACATTGCCACGATCCATTTCAAATCCATCAATCTCAAAATGCCCAAAACAAATTTGACTTCTACTTGTTTTTATATTTGCAAAGATTTCATCTTGGTTGTCTGCACAAAGCCAAGGCACAATATCAATCTCAACACCATCAAAGAATACTGTATCAAAATCATCATAGATTCTAATGTTTTCATATTCTTGTAGTAACAAACTGGTTGAGTTTACCTCAAGTGTATTCTTAAAGGCAACATCGTGATTACCTAGTAATGTATGAAGTATGATATTGTTATCACGGAGTTTGTCAAAGAAGTATTTACGACACAGGTACAATGAGTTGAAGTTGATAAACTTTCTGCGGTCAAACAAATCACCAAGTTGAAACACCGTATCAATCTTGTTTTCGATTAGATACGGAAAGAATACTTCATCATAGAATTTTTTATAATAACGGTGAAACTCTAACGAATCACCACGCATACCGAAATGCGTATCACCTAGAATACAAATTTTCATAATCTACATCGTAACACAAGTTTAGATATTTGTCAATGGTTTTTCAGGCAATTCTTCAATAAATTTTTCTAGGCCTTTAGACTTGCCATCCTTTTTCTTTTTCTTATTGTTTTCAAAATTTTGAATGAATTCGGAAATGTTGTCATATAATTGGAACTGTTTCATGTTGCCATCCGAATCTTCATACATTTCAAATTCATCAAGTATACCGAATTGTTCTGTTGCCTTGTACTTAACATAGAGTTGTTTCTTCTCTTTCATAATACGGCGTAGAAAGGCAAAGTAAATGATTTGGGTAAAGTATGCAAATGGGTTCTTTGACTTGTCTGGATCAAAGTTACGAAAGTACATTAGGCAGTTTTCAATACCATCTGATATCATTTCATCACGGAAGGAATATGAAAAGAAGTTAGGCTTGCGAGACAGGTGTTCTGCAATCTTCAGGAAACATTCCCCAATGTAATTTGGAATCTGTGGGTCCTGTTTACCCTCTTGTTTGGCAACCACACAATTTTTCTTGTACTCTATTAAAGCCTCTAAAAAATCGGCATTGTTCACATAATGTTTTGGTTTCTTCTCACTCATATATACCCTTTTTCTCTATTGACAAACTGCTTGACATGTTATATACTCTCGGTGTTCCGTTTGATGTTAATGATTAATGTAACCTGTTACTTCTCTTCCGATTGAAGACTTCGATTGATTCTTCTTTAGTTAGGCGTTCTTCGTTCTCTTCCTCAATATCAAACTCATCATTCTCATCCTCATTATCGTGAATAGCTTCTTTCAAGTTATTAACGAGGGTGTCATCACTCAGATTCTTCAACTGTTCCGTATTAATCATATTACCGTAATACTCAATGAGGGCATCTTTTGGGTCTACCATGGTAAGAATGTCAGAGGAATAAATCGTAGCTGTATTATCTTTAATCAACTCAATAGGTAACCACGGTAACATAACCATCATTGAACCTTGAGAAGTTCTTTTAAAGATAAGATGCATAGGATTATTCAACATAACCATATCTGATTCATCATCTTCTATTATACTTGCAATAATGTCTTCTCCGCTTTGCAAACGGACTATCTTAACGCCTTGGATTAAATCATTCATGTTTGAGGTTGATATTGTAGAATTTGTAATTGAATTTTTCATCATCGTATATTTTAACACGTTCCACGAAATGATGCAACGTGTAATTGGTATATTTGCCTATTCTAAAATCATCCGCTATGTCAAAGAGAACGGCCTCTTCCTTGTTATCACCTAATCTTAAACCCCTACCGATTGACTGCAAGTTCCGAATACGAGACTTAGAGGGAGAAGCAAAGATGATGTTGTGTAGGTTGCGAATGTTAACGCCAGTACTAAAAGTGCCATAAGATGCCACAATAATTGCATCTTTTTCTTTTTCAGTAATTGCACGAACCGATTCTCTAACATCAACATCTGTGTCGCCGTATACAAAGAACACATGTCTATTTTTGGTATTCTCTTTAATCAGTGCATGTAAATCTTTGCCGTGTTTCTCAACGAATTGAAACAAGACAAGTGTATTACCTTTGAGGGACAATACCAAGTTTTTGATAAACTCATTTCTTGGTTTGCTTTTAACTATGTAGTCTATTTCGGTTTGATAGTCCCAACTTCTTGCTTGTTTGCAAATTGATTCATCATATTTCAGAATCAAACATTTAATTTTAAATGCCGCAAGTTGTCCTTTTTCCATTAACTCTGCGGTAGATGTTGCTCTGTAAACAGGACCAAACAAACCTTCAAGTACAAGTTTATGTGTCTGTGTACCATCAAGTGTACCTGTTGTACCGATACGATACTTGGCATTAGAACAACCAGATAGAATTGTTGTCAGTGATTTGGCTTTGAATTGATGTGCCTCATCACCAAGAACAAAATCAAATTGTTCAAAGTAGTCTTTGTCGTTTTTGTAAATTGATTGCCACGTAGTAATCGTTAGAAACTTGTTTGTGTGTTTTTCTTTACCAGCGTATTGACGATGGCAGTATTGGTCTGAATCATAACCATAGTCACCAAAGTCTTTGTACATTTGTTCAACTAAAGATGTTGTAGGTACAATCAACAAGCCTCTTTTACAATTAACTTGTAGATAACGAAGTATCAAATAAATGATTAGTGATTTACCTGATGCAGTAGGTGACAACAATAAGATTCGTCTATTACGAACCGCATGTACAAATGACTTTAATTGATAGTCTCTTACTTCAAGAGGAATATTTAATGTCGATATGAATTGTTCTGCCTCAACAACAGAATAATTTTCTGTACAATTAACATCAGGGTCAATCTCTAATTTGTAGTCACGTTCTTTACAAAATGTTTCAATGTAAGGAACAAGACCGTGATAGATGGTAAAGTTTCTTAGGTCTGCAAGCCTAATTTTACCATCCCATACCCGTGACTTAAACGCAGGAGTAAATTGATAACCAGGAACATAAAATTCAAAATATGTTGAAAGTTCTTGAGCTAATCCTTTTTCACATTCAAATTTTATGAATGCTTCATTCAATTTATGTAATATAATATCACTCATGTTTATTTTTTTCACGTTTAATTGCAGCACATTTTATGGAACAATATTTTGTCCTTTTTTCTTTAGCTATAAAATGTATTCCACAATTTTCACAAAACTTTTTATGCACGATTCTATTTTTCTTTTTAGATGATGAATTATTACCTTTCATTCTCTCTGAATGTTTTTGTGCAGCTAATTTTTGTTTTTCAGTTCTTTCATCACCTTTTAATTTTGACTTTATGCTTGTTTTACCTTTTCTTGATGGAGGTAAATCTCCACCTTTATTGATATTCCATCCAATATTTTCTAAAGGTCTATATTGTTCTTCCAATAATTTGGCTTCTTCTTTAGTCAAATTATCATGTAAACATACAACTTCAACAGTTTCTTTTCTGCAACGGTTTGCCAATAATTTATTTTTGGCATTACATTTGTGGTCAAAGAATCTTTTTTCAATAGTTTGTGAAGTTATTCCTATATAACCTTCTTCTATAGGGTTGGTGAAAAATGAGTATTTTATCCAATATAGTTTATACATGTTAGTCTCCTTACATGTATTTATAATCTATGAAATCTCGCAGTTGTTAAACACCTTGAATAAACCGCTCCCAGGCGATAAAGTCCCTAAGTTGGAAAGTTCTGCTGTTCAATTCTTTTAATATGCTTTGGCATACATCCACAATTTCATCATGTACTATTTTTTGAGCAATGTACTTGTTGATATCATCATCACTCTCTAAGTATGTAGTAATGTCGGATTTGAGCACAAATGGAAATGGCTCCCATCCATGTTTTTCTAGTTGGTCTTTGTCTAACTTACCTGTGTAGTATTCCCATTTCAACTTCTTCATCTTGTTAAACTTGAATTCAGCTTCTTTTGAAAGCAAACGATGCCTTGAAAGAATATTCAAATACTTACTGTGTAGTTGTGGGATGTTGATAAGTGCTTTACCTGGTTCTGTTCTATCAATGACAGAATCGGCACGCCACATTTCTAATAAATCATCAAGCTGTTTCATAATTAAAATCCTCCTATTTACATAGGATACACTAAAAAAGGATGCCTGTCAAGCCTTTTTAAAACAATTTTTCTATGTCAAAATAACTGAATCTAAAAGTGGCATCGGCACTCATGGTAGTATCTGGACTATCGGTAGCACTCAAAATGAATTGAGATACCGATGTTGGGAAACAATCGTAAAATTTAAACTTAAAGTACGGCGTATTAGATGAAGACAATACAGTAATTGAAGCGTCAGAGTATTGTGGCTTAGGTGATTGTGTTGCATTGGCAATTCTATTAAGTCTACCTAAATTTTTATACTCATCAAAGTTTGTAGGGAAAGTCATCGCACGAATCCAGTCATGCATTTCAGTCCATGCTTTTAATTCTTCATCAATCAAAAACGTAACACTCAGCATATCGTATATAGCCTTTTCACCAGGAACATATACGTCAACGAATGGGGTGTTTTGTGGTACTTCTGATAATGCAATACCAGGTATGCTTACAGACTGACAAAAATATTGCATACTTGGAGCCCGAGCAAAATTCAATATGAATTTATTCGGTTGTAGTACGTTTGGATTTGTTGGGTTTCTATCTAGTGCGCTCATATTGGTATTTATAAAGAAAAAAAAGAGGAGTATTTCTACTCCCCTTTTAAGTACCCTCTTAGTGGGGTTTATTACATGATGTTTTTAACAACAAACGCACGATAGTAGCTGTTTGTCAATACTGCAAATTTACCAACACCTTGTGTTGTGCCTTGTGCAAATGGGTTAGCAACCATGCCGTAACGAGTCTTGAAACCAATTTTTGGTTGGAATGTTGTTGTATCAACTGCACGAACCATTTGCAATGGAACGTATGGGCAGTAGAATAGACCAGCATCATATGCGTTAGTACCTTTGTAACCGATAACGGCAAACTCAGATGTACCAGTTGCAATGAAATATGGATCAATGTAAACTTTGATACGACCGAACAATGTACCAGCAAATGTATTGCCTGTATCATCAACAGTCAAGTTAACTTGAGAAGTCAATGCAGAGTTGTAGTCAAGGATACCAGCCATTGCCAATGCAGATGCAACATCTGAAGAACAAATCATGATATTACCTTTACCACGACGTGTAGCTTTAGCAATTGCGTTAGCTTCACGTTCAATCTGGAATGCAAGACCTTTAACTTTTTCAACCATCCAACGACCGTTAGAGTCAGTGTCTAAGTCGAATGTACCAACAGTTGTAGTACCGATTTGTGCGCCTGTAACAGCAGTACCGTAGATTGTACGAACAACTTCACGGTTAATCTCAGCAAGAATTTCAGCAGAAAGAATGTTTGACAATTCTGTTTCTGCATCTAAACCGTGAACTGCTTTCAAGTCTTGTGCAAGTTCGATTGAGTATTCTGCTTTTAGAGCACGTGTGTTAGCAGTTACTGTAACTTTCTCAATTGAGAAACCCATTTCACGGAACGGATTATCTTCGCCTGCTGCAGTCAAATATGGCTGAGAGTTAGAGAAGATTGTGTTCGCAAAAGTGTTGCTAGTAGAACCACCAAGACCAGCAGCAAGAGTACCTTGAGTCTGTGTTGCACCACCAGAGAAAGCAGTATTAGCTTCGTTGTAGAATGCTTCGTTAGTTGTTGATTGTGTTTGTGAACCATAAACTGAACGCATTGCGAAAATCAAGCCTGTTGGACCTGTCATTGGTTGAACACCGCAGATATCGTATGCAATCAAGTTAGGTAATGAACGGCGAACCAAACTGATTAAGATTGGGTCGAAACCGGCAACAGGACCTGCTGCAGTTGCACCACCACCGAAACCGCCTGTACCAGCAGAGTTAGTTGGCACAGCTTCGTTAATCATTCCTGATTTCATCATTTCTGTTGCTTGATTTTCTAAAACAACAGCAGTAACCGCACGTTTGTATGGGTCACTAATTTTTGGGAGGTCAGCGTGGTCTAATACGCCTTCCCATTTTCTTTGTAGGTCTTCGGACAAATACATTTTTTTATCTCCTAGGGGTTTAAATTAAAATTTTGATTTAGAAATTGCTTGTGAGACAGCAGCAACGAATGGGTCATTAATGATTTTCTTTTCGTCCTCTTCTTCAAACTGTTCGTGTAGTTGTGACGCATTGGCTTTCTTAGCGCCAGATGGGAAGTAATTTTCACGGATTGTTTCAAGCTTTGATTGGTATTCGTCCTCTGTGGAGAATTCTACACCCTCTGCGAGTGATTTGATTTTTTCAGCTTGAGTGGCAGTGAGTCCTTCAGTAACTTCACGAGCAATTTCACTCTTACGTGATTCAACTAATGCCTTAGCATATGATACACCACGCTCGATTTCTTCGTTAAGTTTGCCTTCTAGTTCTTCAACTTTACCAGCAAGTTCATCAACGAGGTCAATCTTTTCGGCAGGAACATCAATATAGTGTTCTGCAAATAGATTACGCAAGCCACCAATAAAGTCTTCTGTCAATTCTGCACGTAGACCAGTTTCGATTGCGATTTGGTTTTCTTCCATCCATTGTTCAACAACATATGAAAGATAATCGTCAACTTTTTCTGTCAAGTCAATCTTAACTGCTTCAAGGGCTTCTTCAAGCATGCCTGCATACTTGGATTCAATTTGTTCTTCAATTTGTGATACACGGTCAGTGATACGTGCTTCAAAAATTGTTGCAACTTTACTTTTGAATTCTTCTGAAATAGTAGAATCATCAGCAAACAATGCATTGATATCGGAAGACAAATCTAATTTATCTTCAACGATAACTTCACCATCTTCTTCAACTTCTTCAATTTTTGTAGAAGGTGTTAAAGTTGTTTTTCCATCACCAGATTGCATTTTGTTTACATTAGCTGTAGATGCAGATGAAGGCTTAGTTTTTGGAATCTCATTGGTCTGTTTAGCACCATTTGGTTTCATTTCGTAATCCTTGTAAGGATCTTCGCCAACACGGTCTTCGCCTTCAGAAGGCTTGTTTGTTGGTCCACCAATTAAAGCAGCATGATGGCCGTCACCTGGTAATTTTTGCATTGGCACAGCGCCTGCTTTTGACTTGCTTCCCGCAAGAATGTCTGCAGCTGCTTCCATTAATTTGTTATTTGACATTAGGAATCTCCTTATGATTTCTTATTTATAAAATTAAAGTTTTCTGAGGTAATTTTCAAACAATTTAAGAGCAACTGCTTCAACTTGTTTAGGAGATGCTCTTGTTATTTGTCTTTTAGCGTTATCAAAATCTGCTTCTACAAAGCGTCCTTCAACAAACATCCATTCTTTGTTTTCCATGATGCCGTTAACAAATGCGCCTGGTGCAGATGGGTCTGCTACAATATCAGCCGCCGTTGCCAATCTTAGGTCGTCTTGGACAAGATTGTAACCCTCTCTAGTCATGGTTACAGAACCTAGTGCTCTTGATGAAACGCCTAAGTTAACTCCGTTATCAATAAAATTTTTAACGATTTGACCATAGGGTGTATCAAGAACAAGAGCCTTACCATAAAATGTATTTCCATCTTCTTTGAGGGAAACAATTTTGTGTGAGACTCTTTCTAAGTTAATTGTTGGAGTATCAGGATGTCCTAATTCACCCAACGCACGATTGGTATTAATGTATTCTTCGGTATATCTTTTCGCTTCATTACGTAAAGTTTTCATTTCATACATACGATTATTTTTATTAACCGTGTCACCAACTAAAAAAGTACCTTCGATATAAAGATTCTTTTTACCGTTCTCGGAAGCTTCAGTTAGATATTTAACTTCTTCTATATGTTCTCTAATAAGTTTCATATTAGTATCCTGATGGAGCAACTGTATATGTTGCGGCTTTACTTACTTCCATTACAAGAGAACCACCTGTTGTAATAGTAACAACAATTGATTGATTATTAGTATTGGCGATTGAATAATTAAAATCGTCCAACAACATAGACCCTGCATTGTGTAGTGACAAAATTGGAACAGAGTTTCTAACAATGGTAATGTTACCGTTAGTTGACCATGTTACACGTTTGATATTTGCAGAGTTAATGGTTTCGTTTGCGTTGGCAGACAAATCTGCTAATGCAATTGTAGCTGCGCCAGCATCAACAACTCTAATAATTGATGTTGAGCGTTGTGTGTTGATTATTTCATATGCCATTTTATCTTAGTCCTATTGATGAACGTCTACGCATACTCATTTTTCTTTTCACTAATGTGCGGCGCAGTTTTGCTCTTCTAGTTGTTTTCCAAGACCTTTTTAACAGTCTTGCTTTTCTTAATCTTACTGTTGCAGGTATACGTTTAACTGTGTTACCTGAAATTCTATAACCTTTAATACCAGAACGCTTGACATTCTTTTGAACAACAATACGCCCCTTGGCATTTCTTCTAACTCTGCGGCGAATCTTTTGAATTCTACCTTGTTTGATAATGTTTGTGTTGCGTTTAGCTTCATCCAAAACTTCTTCAAACATATCTTCTGCAACATAACGCTTTGCTTCTGCAAGACGTTTTGCTACTACTTCATTTAAATGTGCAAAGAGTTTATCTTTTGCCTCATCTAACTTATTTTCAATTAGTGAATTTAAAAAACTCATTTTGCATGCTTGAAAGCAAAGTCAGATGCTTTTGTAAAATGTTCTGGAGACTTGTGTACTAAATCTGCAAACTTTTTCTTGTTATCATCATTTAATGCTTTGTGTACTTGCGTCAATGCAGATGCGGTAAAGTGGTCAACCTTACGTGTATGACCAGATGCAAACTTAACCGACTGTGCTTGTTTGTCATTTACTATCTTATGTAGGGTATCCATTACCGCTTCATTAATTTCAACTTCTTCTTTAACTTTACCTCTTGGACCAAGTGTAACAACTTTTCCACCAGGATGTTTTTCTAAATCTTTTACTGCACTTGCTTTATCTAGATATGAGGCCAAACTCAAAGTCTTACCTTCTTTATCAACGATATGATGAGTGTCTGATTTTGGTTTCTTTTTACCAATTGCCATTTCAGAAACTACTTCTTCAGCTTGAATTGCAGCAACTTCTATTGGACTATCATATGGTACAGAGAAGTATTTGTTTAATTGTTTGTTATGATATAAGGCAATTTTTGTTCCATCTGGATACAGACGAATTGCTTTTCTCTTTAATAACAAAACATATGGAGGTGTTGGGCCTGGATTAGATTCATCTAACTGCTCAACGTCAACAAAATCTTCATCTTCTTTAACAGCACGGCGTGCCTGCATGTTGATTGATTTGTTATTAGAAATCAAATCTACCATTTTGTTAAAGAGGTTTTGAATAATCATTCTATCTGCATTGTTGAATGTTGGTTTTTCTTCACCCATCTTTTCCAAGATTTTGTGAATACGCTGAATCTGTGCCTTATTGGCAAGACCAGCACGAACCAAAGCATCAAACTTAGAGTAGTCTGCTTTTTCTTCTTCAACGATAGATTTAAATTCTAATAGAGATTTCATTCTTCTTCTGTTGCAACTTCTTCGTTACTACCGTTAAAAATGTTTTGTGCAAGTTCAATCTTACGTGTTTCTAATGCTTGGAATGAACGAGCAGAAAGCATATCGTTTAAGATATCTTTAGCAGACGCCGCATTACCTGCGGCTAGTTCGTCAATGAATTCTGATGTTGACATAGTGTAATTTCCTTTTTAGATTATTTCTTATTTAGTCGAGATGAATATTTTTCCACATCTGCGTCTAATTGAGGAGTTTGTGATTCATTTGAAGCTTCATCTTGTGTATTGTCTACAGGGGGATTTGCTTCTGCATCAGCTTGTTGTTGCTGTTGCATCTCTGGTGGTGTTGTTGGACCACCTGTACCTGCTGCATCTTCTGTTGCAATCTGTTTCTTCATCTCGGCAATTAATTCTTTGTCCATCTGAAGTACATTCTTTTGAATCCATTCCATAGAGTAGTATCTACCGATATATGGGTCAACAGTTTGCAACACACTTAATCTTTCACGGAGGATTTCAGCATCACGCATTTCGGTGAAGTTGTTGTCCTTCATGTAGTTGTAGTAAATGTCTTCTCTGAATTCGTCCCATTCATCTAAAGTACAAATGCCTTTTAAGACTAATTGTGTTTTTAATGCATGGTCAAAAATTTGAGAAAACTTGTTACGCAGTCTAACAATAAACTTTGTAAACTTAACTTCATCTCTTGTGACTTCAGTTGTACGACCAACACCAATCATACCACCTTGTTGTGGTTCTAAACGGCTAATAGGCACGTTCAATGATTGTAATAATTTTTGTCTGAAGTACTTAACGTCTTCTAACTCACCAAGGTTTTGACCAGCAGGCAGTGTTGTAATCTCTGTACCTTTACCACCCTCACGGCGTGGCAACCAGAAGTCTTCTAACATAGACATGTGTTTGCGGTCATCACGCAATTCACCAGTACTTGCATCATACACCATTTTGTTACGATACTTAATCATAACATCACGGAGATATTGTTCTGCTTTACCTTTTGGTAAGTTACCAACGTCAATATAAAAAATACGGCGTTCAGGTGCTCTTGAGATACGATAGATAACAACCGCATCTTCAATCATACGCAACTGATTCAGTGGCTTGATTGCTTTGTGTAGATATGAAATGACGAATGTGTTTTTTGCATCCATCAAACCAGAGTTTACATTAATGATTGACTCTGGTGCAATTCTTAGACCTGCATTAACACTACTTGTATATGCCTGAGTTACTGTGCCTTTATCATTGTAAACATAGTATTCGGCAATAGAAGCAATAACTTGAGCACCAGTTTTTGGGTCTCTGTCTTTTTTGATTTCACGGACCTTACGAATCTTACGTGGGTCAATGTATCTTAATTCTTGTATACCTTCTTTTGGTTTTGTTTCATCAACAACAATATGATAGTAAATTCTACCATCAATATACCATCTCTTAAAAAGGTCATCTGATAAATTACCGAAGTTTAACAATTTTAAAATTGTATCGAATTCTTCAATAATTTTTTTCTTAATTGTTTCTGGTTGTTTGAGATTATCTAAGACAATATCAACTGTTTTACCAGACACATCATGTGTAATAGCTTCATTGACAATATCATCAATTGCCATCTCTAACTCTGGATGATTAGCCATTTCACGATAACGTGTAACAAGTTCTATTTCGTTACGAACAGAACCTTCTAGGTCAACGTATGTGCCATAGTGTGCATTTTGCGTGATGGTAATAGCACCATCATCCAATGCTTCGGTTGGTAAGGCGAACGAAGGCTGTTCAGATGCTTGAACCTGAACTATGTCCTTTTTGCCGAGTGTAAAGCCAAACAGCTTAACTGCCATAAATTATCATCCTATAAAAAAATGAGAAAGGCCGAAGCCCTTCTCGTTACACAACACCATCGTCAACTGATTCCCACCATTGATAAGTGAGAGTGACGCTGAATTCTTCAATCGTATCGTTAGAACCCCAATCAACATCAATAGGAGTTACATCTGTTGGGAATAAACCAACAAACTTATACTTCTTCAATGAGTTACCTTGTTTACCAAATTGAGTGACTGAGCCATCGACTGAGTAACCTAATGGTGCAAGTGCAATTGGATTACGCACATTAAGATTATGACTGTTGATACCGTTCATCCATCTTTCGAAGGCGTTACGGATAACAAAGTCTTCATCATTAATAACTGTAATTGTCCAGTCAGCAAAAGTTCTGTTACCAACAAATTTCAGTTCACGACCGAAATATTGTACTGGCACAACACCTAGCGTAGCGCCAGGTAATTGTGCAGTCTTACACATAAATGTGAGTTTAGTTTGTGCGTTACCTGGCGCAGAGAACGCAGGGAACGGCATAGAGATTTCAAATAAATTAGGACGAGCACCGTCCCCTGTCATCTGAGCTCTAAAATCATTTACATTAAATGCCATTTGTTTTCTCCTGTTTCTCTATTTATTAGAACTTTCCAACGACTTCATCGAAGGATACGCCTGTGCGTACTGCAACAAAGTTAAGTTGGATAAAGTTGATTGAACGAGCAGGTTTGATATAAATGTCACCAATGAATTCATTGCGGTCAATAACTTCACCAGTATTATTGGTTTCGTCACAAACAACACGGAAGTCAGTAATACCACGGCGACCTTGTACATCACGCAAGAACGGTTCTACTAGTGCGACAAACTGTGCTCTTGTAAATTGGTCATTAAATTCGAACATTGAGAAACGAGCTGCTCTTGCAATTGCTTTCTCAAGTACGATAAACAGGCGGCGAACATTAATACGGTCAAACGCAGATGGTTTAGATAGTAAGGTTTTGTCACCAAACAATACTGTACCTTCACCTTGGAAGGTTACGATAGGGTTGATACCTTTAACATACAAATCATCACGGTTTGTCTTAGTTGGATTCCATGCAAGTTTGATAGAATTCTTAATGATACCACGATTCAAACCACCAGGTGAGAACCATGGGTCTCTTTCAAGGTCTGTACGAGCACATAGACCAGCAACGTCACCATTTAATGGTACCCAACGATATACATCATTATACTTGTCGTATTGGTATTTCCAGTTAGAATCAAGTACAGCATATGAAGTACTTGTCAATGTATTGCGATATGTTGTAATAGCAGTTGTTTCACTACCAGCATTATCAACAACTGCTGATTTTGCTGGTGACAAGAACACAACGCAATCTTTGCGTGATTCTGCCATTGAAATCAAATCAACGGCAACTGTTGCATCAGCAGGACCAGAAACAACTAATGCGATATCTACTGATTCAGCAGCATCAAAAAAGTCATAACCTGAAATTACGTTTGCGGTAGAAATTGTTCCGTCAACACCACCAGATAATGATACTGTTACATTTGAAGTTAAGTTTGCAAAGGCTGTGTTATTTGCAGAAGAACCCCATGAAGTACCTGTTGAAAGTGTGGTTGGATGTGACATCCAGTGAACGTATTTTGATTTGCTTTGCAATACTTGTTTATAGTAATTTGCATTACCAGAATCATCTTTTGCATCAGAAGCTTTGGATACAAATCCAAATTTTTCAAGGACTGTTCCCCTTGTACCAGAGAATAGTCCATCTTCATCTATAACAATAACGTGAACTTCATCAAGTGTACCACCTTTGTTTGTAACATAGGTAGATGTGCCTGGTGCTGAAGTAAACTGTGTTGAATATGTCCATGTTGAATAAGTGTTTGCATCGGCAATAGAAACTTTTAATGTGTTACCGATTGCACCTGCATAACGAGCCGCAGCAACACCGTAAACGGTATTACCAGAAGACCAGTTATCTAACCAATCATCTTCGTTCTTAATAAGTGCAACATTATTAGCACCATTAGCGGTTGCGTTTCTTGTTGTTGTGATGTTTGCAGCACGAACAATTTTTAAGTTGGAAGTGTATGCTAGGAAGTTTGATGCTGAGAACCAATATTCATAATTTGTTGAGTCTGGCTTACCGAATGTATCGGCAAGACGAACTTCGTCAGAGATTGTAATAATTTCACCGATTGGACCCCACGCAAACGGTCCCGCAAATGCGCCAATTGAGGTAGCGACTGAAGGGACAATTGTAGTCAGGTCGATTTCTGATACGTTTACCCCTGGTGAGAGCTGAAATGCCATTGGATTTCTCCTTTAGTTGTGAGTCAATTTTTCTTTTATTGTCTATTTAGTTTTTTAGAAAGTTGCGGAAGATGTATATCCCTTTTCAGTCCAAACATCCCCATTTCTACTATCAATGGTAATTTCTTCTTTTAACCCATCGTCAAATATACCAACTGGCGCTAAATCTTCGTCAACTAACATATTCTGTTCTGCCAACATCAATTTACGAATGTCTATATTTGTACTGTCTTTAAAGAATGTTTGAGCTGTCAACCATGCAAAAATAACCAGACCCATTACCAAGTCATCATTATTACCCTCTTCCGCAGCATAACTGTCACGGACTCGGACAAAAGTATTCATTTCAGCAATAGTATCAAAGTCATTTACAATCAGTTTGTCGTTTTCAACTAATGTTTTTAAGTTGGCACAACCAATTTTTTTAACTGACTTTGTTGTTTTGATACCGAAAGCTGCAGCTCTTTTGAACCCGCCAGATATACTTTGACCCTTAATGTGATGGTGTTCTAGTTTATAAATGTTTTCGTATTCTAAATCATAATGTAAAATATCAACCACTTGTTGGCCGATATTATTTGTCTCAATCAAAGCATATGCTTCATTGTATTTCTTTGCAATCGAATAGATTACAGTCGGGAAAAACAACAAAGGTAGTTTATTATTACGATATTTAGCGACTTGTCTGTATGGTGTTTGAGATACATCCAACACATTAATGGTTGAATAGTCTTGCTCGACACCCTCAGCACAGTCTACCGTAGCAATATAGAGATGGTCTTTAATAGGTTCTTCATATATATCTAATCCGTCAATTGAAGAAATTGGATTATGGAATGCCAAACTACGCAGTTTAGCACCAGATATCAATGTTGCTGATGAACCAATAAACTCAGTTTCAAACTCTTGTCGAAATTGTTCTTCGGAAGTGTTTCGTATTGTCTCACTTTTCCAAGCCGCATCACGACCTGGTACTTGCGACCAATGCACCTCAAGTGATTTGTAAGTAGAACGACCTTCTATTGCATCCACCCACATCTTATAAAAGTGATTCAATCCATATGGCGTTGAAACGATAATAACTTTTGAAGTTTTACCAGATGAAATAACAGGATATGTTGACGTAAAGAATTCATCTGCCATGTTCTTTGGAACGAAAGCAAATTCATCAAGGAAAATTAAGTTGTATGTACCACCACGAACACCAGAGGCTGATGTTGCAAACGCAGCAATCTTTGACTTGTTTTCTAACTCAATATTACCTTTATTCCAAGTAATGATACCTTGTTGTAACCACAATGGTAAATATTCATATGCGTATTGAATACGACCTAAAATTTCACGAGCAAGAGAACCCTTATTTGCAAGAATAGCGATACTGTAGTCATCTTGGAACAGTACAGACCAAAGCATAAAACCGACAGTCGTAGTTGTTTTACCAACCTGTCGAGGCATCTTTGCGATACAGAAACGATTTTCGTGAAACGTGTGTACCATTTCTTCTTGGAATGGCCACATTTCAAATGGTATAAGACCCCTATCTACGTTAACAATCTTAACATAAGTCTTGATGAAGTAAACAGGGTCTTCAGTGCATTTTATAATTTCGGCAACTTGCTCTTCAGTGTAGGATAATTCTACACCTGTTCTTTTTAAATTTGCATTGCCAAGGTATCCACCAGCATCCATAATTACTTAACGATACTTCTTAACATCCATGCTTTCTTCTGGTGAGCACCAAGAAGGTCTTGTAAGAAATTTGATACCGCAGGTTCGTTTGCGTTTTCTGCGGCTGCGATACCTGCACGGAGATGAATAATAAATCTGTCGTTATCTGTCTTTAATTGTGATAACATACTAAGAGCCGTTGGAACATTAACTGATTCTTCAATGTCTGCCAATTCTAAAAATCGTGCCATTGAACCTGGAACATAAACATCTAACTGGCGAAGTTTTTCTGCAATGTCGTCTGTTTGTGCCCACACATCATTATAGAACCCATCAAGGAAAGAATGATATTGAGGGAAATTAGAACCTTCAATGTTCCAATGAAAATTGTGTGACTTCAAATACAATGCAAAGTTTGTACCTAAAATTACTTTAAGTTGTTGAATAAGTTGTTCCATAGTAATCCTATTTATTATTCTTTAAAAATTTAACCAGTTCAGTTGTTGATCCAACAAATACAGCCTTATCTATATTCGTGGTCGAAGTGTTTTTTACTTGAGTTGGATCCAAATCTTTTTTACGTTTTTGAATTTCTAACAAATCTTTATTTAAGTCTGCTAAGTTTTTAATTAACCCAGCGGCAACTTCATATGCTCTTGGATGTTCTGATGCAGTAGCAACTTGAAGCAGATTGTCAATTGCAGTATTACCTTTTGAAATCAAATCTCTAATATTTGTTCGT